TCTTTCGTTCTGACTTTCATGTAATTGTTGAACGCTATAAAAATGATACATGCCAGAATGATGCCTGCCTCGATCTTAATTATGCGCCACGCAATCATTGTTTCAGCTTGAGAATATAACTGTCCGCTGAATCGGCATAAACATAACCTGTGCTTGCCGAAGTAGAGGATGTTATGATCGCGCCCATATAGACCAGTTGCCCCAGCACATCCAGCTTGGTATTAACCGTTACTGTCCCGATTACGGCGGTGGACGAGGCCAATGTGCCAACATTGGCTGCTGTTGCATCAAGTGTCGTTGCGGCCATGGACGCAACACTGCAATCATGCGCAACGGCGTTGATTTCGGATGCTGTCGCTGTCACCTTCACGCCCTTGATTGACCATTCGTTCAGGTCGAACTGTTCATACACGGCCGCCATACTGATTACAGAGATCACGCCCAACACAATTCCCATCCCCAATTTGCCTATCTGTTTCATTCGTTCCGCTCCTTTCAAACGCCGACATTCGCCGGCACCATCTGTTGTGGAGGCTGTTGCGCCCCCGGTTGTACCGCGGGCTGGGCTCTTGCCGCCTCGCGTAATTGTTCGTCGCTCGGTATGATCCCTTCCGGGTCAATATCCGCCGCCTCGAATGTCTGGCGTAACAGTTTCGCCAGCCCTTCAGGCCCGATTAACTGCAATGCAACCGGGCTTCGGCTCGTCATCGCCAGCAACTCGTTGCGCCTCGCGGAAACCTGGTCTTTGATAAACAACGCCATCGCACCACGCGCCACTATGTTCACATCGCCCTTGATGCTCTCATCTTCGTTGTAGAGCATTTCAAAGGTCCACATGCGCTTGACAAGTGGCTTCATAACGCCAATATCAATCGCATGGATCGCGTTCCGGATGCCCTTCGCGGCCGATGACATAAGTAATTGCAGTCCGCCCAGCGTCCGCCCAGCCCCGACCTGCTGTTCATTGCCATACGAATACGGCGGAACACCGGATTTGTCGTCGGCCTGCTTTGAAATCCGGTCGCGCAAATCCATCAATGTCAGCGCTATCAGTGTCGGCTGGAAGAATTTTACCGCCGGCTGGCTATAATTGACGCCCCTGCTTTCGGTCTGCCATATCTTATCCGGATGAATTGCCGTCACGTCCTCACCGGGAGCTAACCGGCTGTTGTCAACCTCCGCCTGCGGCCCCGCTGCCTGGCCGCTGTTCTTGATGCAGGCCCGCGCCAGCGAATTGATTTGCTTCTGTTCGTCGGCAATCAGCCGCGGCAAACTCTTGCCCCAGAATGATCCGGCTACCTTGCGAAAACATGCCTTGAAATAGCTTTTCTGGTCGGTCGGGTCCGGGTTAAGCACCACGCGCACAACCTCGTCCCCGATCAATTCTGCCATGATCGAATAGTTGCGGCCGTCTTCGTATTTCTGCGAGTCCTGGCCTTCCCATTGGTTCAGTAACTTGCCGTCTATCTCGTCCCAATACTCAAGGCATTCGATGAAATTGGACAGGTCAAATGACTGGTCTTTGTCTTCGAGTATTGACCGTTCCGCATCAATCGCAGTCCATATCCGAAGGCCGCCGCTATCGTATTTCTCAAGAACCGCCTTTAACGCTTCCTGATCATATCCGCGCATACCAACCATCTTGCGGACCGATTGCGGGGATAACCTTTTACGCTCGATGATGAAACCATCCCCTGTTTCGACCGATAACGGGCACGGGTAAACGTCAAGCGGATTGATCGCCTCGAATGTCTCGACCAATTCTTCCTGTATCTGGGGCACCATCCGCCCGTCGGCATCGGGCCCCCAAACCGGCTTTTTACGCTTCTGGATAACCGGCCCTTTCAGGAACGCACAGGAAAATGTCGTGAAATAGTAGATAAAATCGTTCCATGCCTCATCGTAGTCGCCCTCGGCCAGCTTGTCTTCAATGACCTTCTCCATGCGTTCAGAGCGGTCCTTGGCCTCGTTCTCGATCTGCTTTTCCATCCGGACACGCAAAGCCCTGGCCATGTTATAGACTTCCTGCTCGCTCGGAAACCGGCCATTCATCGCTATCAACTGCGCCACCTTGTTCAGTGTGGTTTCGACAACCCGTGCTTCTTCATCCGGCGAAATGTCCGGCTTCGGCGTCGGGGTCAGTCCCCAAGCCTTGTCATTGGACTGGAATATCAGAATATCCTTGATCCAACTTTCGGCGGCGTAACACTTGGTTTCGGTGATGTTGTCGAAAATCAACGGCTGGTTATACTTTTCAATCAGTGCTTTTGTGCCGGCGTCATACTCGCCCTTGCGCTGGCGGAGGTCTTCGAGCATTTCGATTTCCGTCTGTTGCCGGGCCCGCTGCGCAAGCTCGAATTGCTTGCGGATGTGCGATGCCAGTTCTGACACAACACGAGGCGGTAGCTTGTTCGCGTTCTCCGCCTGCTGCCGTTCAAGCTCGATCTGGTCCGGCGACTTCACAATGACAAGCGGATTGTTCGGCGCCGTCATAGGCGGGACAAATGAAGACTCCGCAGGTATCGCCCGCCCTCCACCATGAACGGCAAACGTGCGCTTATTGCTATCCAGTAGATCGGTGTTGATCATCCCATTTTACACCCGCTAGTTCGGCGTTGATCATCTCATTTTGTACTCACGCATAATTCCGGCTTCATCTCTGCAGCCACAAAAGTACAAAATAATTCCGGATCCCGCAATTATTTTTTTAATGCGCCGGGCTGATATGCGCTCCGCCCCGTCCGGCATTGATGAAAACGCTTTTTGACGGTGATTAAAAAAAGTTACAATTTTATCACCAGGCGTATTTTACCGGCACAACTTTGCGTAATCCGTGCGGTGATTGATACAGTGAGGTATGCGCGATATGTGGCGCTTCCAATTCCATGGCGACATATTGCAGGGCATCATGCGGGTGGCTGTACTTGTTCTTTTCCGGCTCGTCGTGGTATTTCTCGAAGTTCACGAAGATTCGGCGGAAATAATACTTGCCCAGGAATCCGCCGCGCAACATCGTGCAGGTGCTTGACACCTGAAACGCCGGATTCCCGCCCTCGACCGTCCGCAACAGATACCCGGCAACCGCCTCGCGCCGGGCCGTCAACGTGTTTGACCTTGCCGGCAAAATAGGGAATCCCGCCTGTTCCAGTTCGAGGAAGCATGTCCGGTCATCGGTCTCCTGCTTCTTCACACCGGCAGGATCGCCCACGTTCTTGATCGGCAATCCTGGATACTTCGCCGCCAAGAATGGTCGTACCACGTCGCGAGCAAACTGGCGGATACCGATGTCCGCCCCGCAAATCTCGTCCAATACCCGCAACTGGCCCTTCATGTTGAGCTGACAGATTACCACCGCCGGGCTGCGCCCGCTGGCGTCCCAGCCCAGCCATAACGGCAATCCGCCATCGGCCTTGAGCGGGACCGGCGAATAGTGCCGATGATCCGAGTATTCGGGATAGACCGGCTTTCCTTCCGGCGTGGCGCCATACTCGGCGCACAGGTAAACCCGTATCCATTCCTCGTTGTGCCCGGAAATCTGGTCCATCCAGTACCGCGCTCCCAACGGCTGATGCTCGACATTCTCGCACTTCGGGTTAAGGGCCCATGTGTCACCTAGTTTCATGACCGCCGCAGGCTGCCGGAAGAAGGTCCACCCGGCCGGCTTCTCGATCTCGGCCTTCTTGTACCACCAGTGATCCTGATCCACGGCGTTCGTATCCATGAAGACGCCTGACCAGGTTATCGGGCTGGTCTGCTTGTCGGGGAACCGGCCCCGGCGATTGATGCACCACTCGACGATCTCCAACGGGATTTCGCTCGCTTCGTTGATGTAAATCCATGTGACCTCCAGCGATTTCAGCTTTTTGATGTCGCGTGAATCGTCCATGGACAGGAATAAAACCTCCATGTCAATCGTAGTGCCGTCCGGCAACGGGCCCCGCCAATGCCAGTTGATCGGGATCTGGTACACCACCGGCGCCATTGGCATCCATGTTTCCCACGTCTTAATCGTCGTGGACCGTAGTTCCGGGTAGGTGTTCCGGATGCACAGGCCACGAGACCAGCGAACGCCGTCCCGGTCCGGCTCCTGATCTCGTGACCGGCCATAACCCTCCATGACACAACCGACGGTCTTGCCGGAACCAGTCGGCCCCATGACTCCGCGCACAATGTCATCGCAGTGATGAAACCGCTCCAAAGTCGGGCTTGGCTCGTAAAAACGGCGTTTTTCGATAATTTCATGGGATGTATTTGACATTGACGGCCTCCGTTGCCCCACGTTTGACGATCTCCCCCCCGGGGGGCTGTACTGACACGGGGGGAATCGGTTTGACTTGCTCGATGGTGACTGCCTGGCTTTCCGGTGGATTGTCATCGAAGATGTCATCCGGCTTCCGGCGTGTCCGGCGGTAATCCAGGATAACGACAACCTTTTCGCCGGTGTTCTGTTCCGGCCTGTAAACGCCCTCCATCCGGTTTAGGGCTTCGATTGCGGCCACTGGATCCCTGATCTCGATCTTGGTTTCGGTGGCGCCGCGCTTGTCCTTCTTGACCGTGACCGACTTGAGGGACGGGGTTGATAGATTGGCATCCAGCTTCATATCCACATTCCTGCCGGACACTTCGAGAAAATCACCAACCGTCCCGCGGTGGACCTTGGTCAGTGTCGCCT